CGCTTGCTGTCCAATTTCCTGACACTGACAGGTCGCGTGATTGCAGAACCAAATTCTGCGCACTCGGCTCAATCAAAGCCGCAGGGCAACCGCCTGTAACTGGGTAGTCCAATCGAAGCACTCCCGAAGCCACCGATTCAATCAAGCCACTCGCATTCACCCTCGTGGCGGTGGTCGCTCGGGTGAAGGTGAAGTCAGCACCGCTAACCACAGGGAGTTGCGGATAGACAAAGCCTGCCCGCGTAAGTTGCGGCACAATCAAAAGCGAAGGCTGTCCAGTCACCCTGCTCGCCGCTCCTGTCGTTGTCGTGATGTAAGGCGAAATCCTGTCGTTCCGCTCCACCTGCGGCGCGGCAATGCGTATCGTAAAGCTGATGACATCCAACGCCGCAACGTCAGCGGTAAGCCTGAAATTCACCCTGGCACTGCTGACGCTGGCAATCGAAAGAACTGCGGTGTTTACCCGCGTTAAACTGCCCGAAACCAAGCCATTCAAATCAGTACTGCTGTTCGCCGTTTCAATGACCGAACCATCGCTCGACTTTTGGCCCAGCACCTGCATCACCATCGTGGCAGGAATTGTGCCTGCTTGCTTGCCCAAACTCATCGCTCCTATGTACTGCTGACCAATGCTGGCAGGGATTGCGTTAGTGTTGTCGTTAGGCTCGCAACCTATGTAAATCGTGCCATCGCTATCAGCCGTGCCGCTCACCGTCCAGTCAATCGCCTGAAAGCCTGCACTGGTGAACGCGCTCGAAATGGTCACTGTCAATCCATTGACGCTACCACTCACCCATTTGGTGGGCAATATGCTTCCAGTCGCACCTGCCATCGCGCTATTGGTCAGCAGGTTGGTATCCGTGCGTTGCGGCACTCGCATCTGCAAGTTAATGGCACGCGCATCAAGGCAACTGCCCGCCGCTTCCTTTGTCGCGCCCGATGCAATTGCTCGCGCCGTTGCCGCCGCGTTATCGCTCGCGTAATCGCCGACTACCTTCTGCGTTACAAAAGGCAATGCATATCCGTGCGCTAATGCCATCAGCTGTACGCAAATACGTTGCCGCCTGATACCGTGACCGCGGCTAATTTCAAGCCGTTACGCGCCCTGACAATCATCCCTGTCATCACCGTGATGCCACTCAACCCCAAATAAGTCAGCGCGTTGTTGCCCTCGCTATCGGTCAAAGTCGTGAAACTTGTGGACGAATTCACCACAAGAAATTCAAACGCCTGACCTGTCACCGCGCCTGTCACTACGGTTATCGCGCCGTAGCCTCCCAGCATCGCGTCTAATTGTTGCCCAATGTTCATATCGCTATTTTTAGTTAAATACCACTTATGTCGGAACTTCGCAAGAATTGTGCGGATATTCAAAGTCAAAGTTGGCAGTCGCCTGCCATCCAGCAACCTTGTCATCCCTCGCCTCCACGAATCGCGTTGCACTCACCGCATCCTGTAAGGTGTAATCCTTCGCAGGGTCATTCGTGAACTTGCTGATAAAGTCACGCATAATGTACAGCGTGTCGTTCAGCACCTCGTCTTCGTTGTCAGTCCACCGCGCCACTACGCTACCTGTGACCGCCGTAGATAGGTTGCGCGTGTCCTCAACCCTGTCCATTATCAGCACGCTAACGCCAAGCGTAAGCGCACCAACGCCTACGGTCATCGATTGCAGGTCAGCAAACAGCAAAGGGTAAACAACCCTATCCCTGTCGGTTGTCCGTAGGTTTATCGTGTTGTCCGTCCCTATCGACAACGGGTCGCCGAATCCCACGCTGTTGATTTGTGGATGACCCGCCGCAAACGTCAGCAGGTCGTTCTTTAATTGCACCCAACTCATAGTACTGCTTTAATTTGTTTATGTTTTTTGCGTGTGCCATTAAAAGGGATAAAATCGTTTTTCAGGGTAGTCCAACGGGTCACGGAAACGCCCACGCCTTCCAAGTGCCATTCCTGTTTCGTAACTACTGCCGTTCGGGTAAATCGTGTCAATCGCTGTCGGTGGGTTGTCAAATAGCGGGTAGCTGGCGTGGTTTTCCTGCAAGTAGCGCGTGATGCGCTCAGTGTACCACTCGGCATCGTTCTTGACTTTGTCCATCAACTTAAACACTTCATCCACGCTCATCGGGTTGCTTTCGGTGCTGGTGCGCCTGTCCATACCTTTGTTCATATACTTAAACGACAGCACCATCGGAAGTTCAAAGTACATCCATTGCACGATAGCGGGTTGGATGTAATCTTCAAGCAGTGTCGTGTTTAGCGCAGTCACCGAACCGCTAACCACTTGCGCCTGTACTTCTTTGTACAACGCCGAACCAAGCGCGGGTTGTATATGCATATCCTGCACCTTCACAAGCGTTGGCCTGATTTGGGTATACGCTACGTTCTCATTGATGACGCTGTTTTCCAGCAGGTATTCTTCACTCACAAATAAGGCGATGCTCATTACACTACACGTTTAACTGTTGTTCCTTTTTTTACTACCAATTGCTGAACCCACATATGTCTGCAACTTGGCCTGTGGTTGCCGTTCGGAAGGGTAAACCATCCGCCTCGGCGTTCCCAAACGTTCCAGCCAACCAACTGCCCGATGTCGTTTATATCGCTCCTTGTGTATAGCTTTGTCGCGCTCAAATCCAGCATTGTTTGGCAGAACTTGCGGCTTTTGTCGTAGCCATCCGCTTTGCTCAACCCCGCATATTCAGGTCGCCAGTCGTAGCGATAGCGCACCTCCACCACTTCCTCCTCAACTGGCGTTTCTTTCGTTGCGATGTCAATATCGCGGCTAATCGGGAAACGGTTCTTTTCAAGAAGGTAAGCAATCCGCTTGCGAATTTTCGCAGGACTGACTTTCAGCGCCTCGGCCATTTCTTTGACGGTTGCCAGCCTGTTCTTCTTCCTGTACGCCATTATTCGCTTGTCCAGCTTCTCTTCTTCCTCATCCACCGCAAACGTTTCAGGGTCGCCTTCAAGCGCAAGTTCCCAACTATCCACCACGTCAAAGGCTTCCGCGTCATCGCCGTACTGCGCACCAATCGCCGCCAACATCCGCATCTCTGCATCCTCGCCCTGTGCGCTGAACTCGGCTTGGCTATCGGTCAAGAAGTCGTTAATCTGCTCGGCGGTCAATCCAAAGCCACTGCCCAGCATCGTCCGTGCCTGCGCCTCGCTAATCTTGCCTGACTGGAAGTTGCGCACTATCCGCATCAGGTGCTGAAACTGCCGGCCGGTCATCGTGCGCAGTGCCTCATTGACCGGCTCGCTCGCCAATGCCTCCGCCGCCGGTGCGTCCCCGGGTTGCGTGGCTTCTTCTTCAAGCGGTTCAAGGCCTGCCTTCTCGCGCAGTTCATTCCGCGTCATTATCTGCGTCAGCACCTGTTCGCTTAACTGCTCCGTGACTGGGTCGGTAGGGCATAGGTACAAGCCCTCGATGTCATTGAAGCCAGCGATGTAGTTAATCATCCGCTCCACAATCATCACCCGCGCGTTGACGTAGGTGTTTTTGAACAACTCGTAAGCCTCAATCAATTCCTTCCTGCCTCCCAACTGCCCTTCGGTCTTTACACCAAACAGCATCGGGTTGGTGACGTTATGCGCGACAAATATTTCTTCCTGAATCTGCTTATTCAGCAGGTCAAATTGCTTGTCAAGGTCACTCGGCGTTAGCGATTGGATGCTCGGCGCGCTTTCCTTTCCGCTACTGAACGTCAGCACGAATCTACCTGCGTTCCCTGCCCCGCTAAACTTGCGGCGCATCATCCGCTCAATCTCATCTTTTTCTTCTTCGGTCGGGATGCCATCAGCGAAGTTTATCAACTGCCCACCCCAAAACTGATTGCGGATGTTGTTGATGTGGAAGCGCGCTATCTCCGCATCGCACTCAATGTACGCCAATGCGCCTTGGTAGTTTGGAAGCGGGTAGTGCTGAACGCCTGCCGAATAGTGGCGGTAGTAAAACATCTGCTTGCCAACGCGGTGCTTCTCATCGAATTTCGGCATCTTCTCCACTTCGTTGCCCTTCGGAAACTGCTGAATCATACGCGCATCGTACCAGTCAGCAATTAGGAACATCTCATCGTCCAAACTAACCCGCACCTTCTGAAATGGAACGTGTTCAACAAAGGCGATGCCGCCGCCCCTGTTCCACGTCACTGCAAGTGCAAAGCCGTTGAACAACTCCAAATCCAGCACCAACTTCTCGGTCAGGTCGTTCAAATCATCTTCAACGTTGGGGTCGCGGATGAACTCCTCCGCCCTTGCTTGCTGTTCAACCGTGCCTTTGTCGCTCGCCTTCCATCCCTTGCCTACGATGTAATGCACCTTGCCGTTGACAATGGCGCAGTGCTTCGCGCTTTTGTGGTAGTTGTCCAGCAGGTAGTAGGGGTATTCGTTGCGCTCACCAAACAGCACCATATTGGCCTGCTTGTTTTCCAGCATAACAGGCAACTGGTAGTCGGTCGTCGGGATGAAACTGAATGCAAATTTAGAAGCTGACATAGGTGTTGTTGTTACTTGGTGCAACGTAGGTTTCAACTGCGGGTTCGATATATGCAAGCCCTGTTTCGACCACTCTTGGCGTTCCCATCAGGAATCTCCGCATCGCCCTTGTGTAGCGATTTGATGTGTTGTCCTTGGCGTGCGTTCCTTGGTTTCCATTATTCATATCAATCGTGTATGCTTGCGTGGCACTTTGCTGTGTTGATGACCAATAGGTGTGATTTGCAAAGTTGCCCAAGCCATCAGCCGCAAGTTTAGTGTACATCTGCGCTAATTCATCAAGCGAAGGCAAGAACCAATCGCTATAATCATTCAGGGTCAATTGGTCGCAAATCCTCGCGCTTATACCCGATGTGGCGCAACCTGCAACGATTAACGCCGTGTTTGCCGAGCCTGTGCCAACTGCATTCAATGTGCCGCTTATATTCGTTCCCTGACATCCCCACGGCGCGTCCGTTGCTTGGTCAGCCGCCGCACTGATGTACGCATATCCTGAATCTTGAAACACGAACAGGCCGCCACCAAGTGCGTCACCCGCCGCGTATCCGTTTGCATCTTGCAAGACCTCGTATTTGTACTGCCCTTTTTCAAGCGCGCCCAACGTGAAGGTGAAGCGGTCATAGCGTTCTTCGTAACTGCTCGCGTTGCTAATCGCGTCAATGTAGATGACCGTGCTGGTGTTCTTGGCGATATTGGTCAGAATCAACTTGTAGATGGTCGCGTTGGTTGCGCGTTCAGTCCACGTCACATTGATAGTGTTGGATTGGCTGGCTTTCAGGTATAGCATTACCTCTAAATACCACGCGCCACGCTTTTGTACAAATTCAGCCTCGCCTCGCTGATTTGCTGGATGTCAAACTTGCCCTGCATCTTCGCCCGCAACCGCTCACCCATTTCCTTCGCCATCGCAGGTTCGTTGATAAATGCCCGCATATACTTATACCATAGCTTGTCTTTCTTTTCAGGCACAAGCCACCCATCCACGCCATTCTCGATGCAATCCGCATACATCGGCACCTCGCTGGCAATGACTGCCTTACCCATCCACGCGGCCTCGGTAATCTTCAACTCCGACTTCAAGCGGTTGAACTTGGTGTCGCGCAGTGGCGCAAGGCTCACATCCACCCAGTTGTAACCTTGAACGTAGCTGTATATGTCCGCCGCTTGGATGCGTGAGTAGTTGTTGTTCTTACCCTTGTTGCTGAACACCTGCTCGTACCCTTGATAAATCGGGTTGTTTTCGTTCCACCCCGCCAAATAAATCATATACTTGCCATCCAGTTCGACCTCATCCGACAGGCGTTGCAATGGTGACCGCATCAACTCAACATCCTCGCTGTGCTGTGCCGCGCCAAAATAGCCAAAGCGCACCCTCTCGCTTTGCGTTGGGTTTTGCTCAAATTGCTTGTACTGGATGTAAGGCGTGTTTGGAAGTATGCTGACGTTCTTGTTGAACTTCACCAACTCATCGCGCAGGTAGGTCGTGGTCGTAATGATGTAGTCAGCAATCCTGATGTGCTTCTCAATGATGGCGGGCATCTTGGTGTCGTGGTAGTGGCGGTAGAATGAATGCCCTGTGCCTAAATGCCAGTAGTCGTCCATATCCAAGATGATCCGCGCGCCATACTGCCGCAGGATATTGGCGACCTGCTCAACTGCTTCCAATGGCCCTGCAATCCACGTTCGGTTGTAAATGAACAAGTCAATGGTTTTCAGCTCGTCATCCTCCATTCTGCGAATGTCGTCAATGCTGACGAAGTCAACTACGCCGCCACACAGGTCGTGAACAGCGGCATTGGGCATTTCAAGGCGGTAATAGCTGCACCCTGTTGGGTGTTGATTGTAAACGATGCAAATTCTCATTGTGCAGATTTAAGGGTTGACGTTGTGCAAAAATAAGAAAGCCAGTGCGACCCTTACGCACTGGCTTTCACCAACCCAAACTGAACTACACTTAATTCGCGCCGCCTGTGATTTGCGTACCTGACGTAATTCCTGCGATGACAGTGCT